ATCAATCTCTTGTAAGACTTCGTTAGTTGCACCTAGGATATCGGTAAGAGGTTCGTCAAAGATTGCGATATCTTCATGACCCTCGTCTATTAATGCTTTAACTATTTCACCAGCATCAACAATGATTTGTAATTGGTATTTCATTTCTTCTGATATTGCCATAATTACTCCTTAAATTTACACTCCGACATAATTTCTGTTAGACATGCAATGAAGTTTATCTCACTATCCATTGCAAATGCAGACTTATATTGATAATCTGCAATTAATAATACACATGCAGGAATAGAACTAGGTTCCAATCTTCTCTCAAGTGTATCAAATAATTTTCTGTAAAGTGTATTAAAGTCGTTATCAGAATTTTGTCCAACCCACTTTCTTACACCACTCCAGTTTTTGTCTTGTATCATATCAACGAGTGGTGTGAGTTTCTCCTCGTTGAGAGTAGAGAGAAGTCCTGTATCAATCTCACCACCCACACCATATCTCTGAACTTCATTTAGACAGCGTCTAAAGTCGGGAAAGAACTTAAGAATAAGTTCTACTAAAACTTTTTGGTCGTATTTAATTTCTTCTAAGTCACAAATCTCCATAATTCTTGCAAGAAAAACACTTGCAAGTCTTTGTTTGTCATCAGGTGTCATTGTAAAGTCAATGACTGTTGTTCTAGAATGTAGAGGTGCAATGATTCTATTCTTGTAATTACAAGTGAATATGAATCTACAGTTTGAAGAAAACTCCTCTATAAAGTTTCTTAATGCAGGTTGAACACTTTCTGCAGAAATATAATCTGCTTCGTCAAGGATTACAACTTTAGAACCTCCACCAAGTGAAACTGTTGATGCAAAGTTTTTGATTTTGGTTCTAAGTGTATCAATCAATCTTCCTTCATCTGAACCATTGATGACAATGAAGTCTGCACCCATTTCATTACAAAGTGCTTTTGCAACTGTAGTTTTACCAATACCTGCAGAACCACATAACATGAGATTTGGAATCTCACCGTTCTTTACAAATTCTTGGAATGTTGTTTTGAGTCTTGCAGGAAGTATAGTGTCCTCAATAGTTTGAGGACGATACTTTTCTACGTATAAAAATTCTTGTTTCATAAGAGTAAACCCCCCACCGAGTCTACAGTGTAATCCACCCTTTGATGAGTATGGACTACTCCCGTGTATATTGCAGAGACTGGCACAATATTCACACTAAATGTATTTAGTCTAAACACCATACTTTGAATCAGGTTCCAATGCAATAAAGTATTCAAGGTCTATATCTTTATTATTGAAATGAGATATACCTTTACTTGATACTGAAACTGTATAGTTTCCTTCTAAAACTTTAAGATTCTCAATCTTAAAATTCATTTGATAAGTTGTTCCATCACCTTCACCCACAATCCTTGAGAATGTATTAGAAGTTGTGTTTTTCTTATCAGTCACTTCGAGTGTGATAGTAGAACCGTCTGATTTCAGAATTAAATCATTTACACCTAGAACACTTGATGCTTTATTCAAGTCATTTAGAAGTGTAGACGATAGGTCAAATGTAATCTCTGCATCAGGCATAGTAATCATCTTATCGGGTGCAACAACCATACCTTCACTTGCAAAGAAATAATTCATTGCAGAATTATTATCGGTAATTGACAACGAAGTATCATTGAATTGAAAGTCGGGGTCTTCTAATAAAGAAGTCGCACCTAAGAATTCTGGCAGATTGTAGATACTGAAATCTTGAGGAAAGTCCTCAGATACAGTTGCAACTGCAAGAATGTTTTTCATATTGGAAATTGTTTCCAATTTGTTTCCAGTTTTAACTCTGATTCCCGAGTTAATTGTTGAGAAGTTCTTTAGAACGTCCCTTGTATTATCACTTATTTTCATCACTTTTTAGTCTCCTGTTTATCGTGAACATGTAGCATGAATAGTGCATAGTGTAAAACCTTCAATAGGTCTGCACGATTCTTACCACCCTTTTTACCGTATCGTTGTGCATATTTCATTATGTTTCCGATACAAAAACCTTCACCATGTCCACTATCGATTATAAACTCAGTAGACTGGTATTTGTTTAAACTGTAATGTTGGTCATAGGTGTTATCAATATAAGAGGCAAGTTCCTTTAGGGACTTGTCCTCGTTATATTTGTAATCAATGGTTTTCTTTTTACCAAACATATTAATCATTATACTCTGAAGACTCTGTTTCGTCAACAGGGTTTTCTGCATTTAGGTCAACCCCTGCATCTATCTTAGAATAGAGGTCAAGAATACTATTTCTAGTCTCTTCATCGAATCTAGAAATACACATTGTGATTGACTTGAGTTTGTCATTGAACATTCTGAATGCATTGACAATGTGAACAAGTCTTCTAGTAGTGACAACATCATCAATCGCACCTTCATAGTAGGTTTTTCTGATTATGTCTGCCCAGTCTACTAGTTTGGTCACGAACTCTTCGTCAACGTCTCCAGTCAATTCCATTTCTTTTGAAAGAATTTTTCTCTCAGTAGTCACTGGTGGATATTCTTGTTGCATAGTAATTGCAAATCTCTCTAACATCGCTTCGTTCATGATTTGAGTTCCTATGAACTTTCCATCTTCAGAACCTTGACCTTTAGTATTTGCAGTAGCAAGAATAGTGAAACCTTCTTTAGGTGACACCCACTCACCAGTTTTCTTGATTAAGTATCCTTTACCTTCAAGAACTGATTGTAAACACATAAGTTTGTTAGAACCCAAGTCAACTTCATCAAGAAGAAGGACAGCACCTTTTCTCATAGCTTTAATTACAGGGCCTTCCCTGTAGACTATGTTTCCATTGACTAGTGTGTGACCACCCATTAGGTCGTCCTCATCAGTCTCAATAGTGATGTTAACTCTGTAAAGTTCTCTCTTCAATTGAGCACATGTTTGTTCAATCATAAGAGTTTTACCATTACCACTAAGACCAGTCACAAACACTGGGAAAAATATCTTAGACTTGATAATGTTTTTGATATCTCTAAAATGTCCGAAAGGAACATAGTTAGACATTTTCTCAGGAATGATTTTGACCTTTTCGTCAAGAACATTCACTGATTCAGTTGCAGCTGCAACTGGCATAGTTTGAACTGCGACTGGTGTTGCAGGAACTGGTTTTGCAATCGGAACTACATTCTCGGATTCATAACCACCGTTGTATCCATTTATTACAGCAGTAAGATTAAAGATACCATTATCTTTAAAATTATATCTTGCAGATTTACACCAGTAAGGCATTCCACCTACTTTGTCTAAGTCTTCTTTAGTAAACGATGTTTTATCTTTAAACATCGCAGTAAGGTTTGATAGAAACTCCTTCCTATCAGGTGTGAAGTGGAACGGTTTTCCTTCTATAGAAATCGATTCACTTCTGTCATAACTTCTTTTATTCATACAGTCTCCTTTTTAAAGTTAGTTAATTTTCTCATCTTTTATAGTATACAAAAAAGTGCATAGCATTGTCAACCTATTTTATTGGTTTTAATAACTTTTGCATTTCATGTTCGATAGAAATTTCTCTCTTAAGTTTTTTTCTATAGGTTGTGAATACACCTTCGTTTACCCAATACCTAAATGCCTTACACTCTACACTTTCCTCTGCACATTGTTTTTGTCTAGGACAATCAAACTTAGTGCAAGGTGCTGGCCCCACGTCCATTACTGCATCTGCAAATGCAGAATAATCAGTTTGATGCGAAATATAGTAGGCATCATCTACTCTCAACGGGTCTCTCATTATGCAATCTCCTTTATGAACTCGTTAGTTAAAAATCTTGAAGTGTTTTTTGACTTTTGGTTTCTTTTGAAAGCGGCAAGAACTCTAGTTTTTTTCGCATCAACTAAGTCATCATCTAATTCATCATTACCGTCAACACCTATTGCACTTGCAGAGGTGATGAATAGTTTGTTATATCCATGACAATTCAAAATATATCCACCTTTTCTGATATCTTTCCAAACATCATCAACATCGTATTGAATGTTTTGTCCCTCAGTTGCATCATGCATTAAATTGTAAATGTCTCTCTTCTTACCTAGAACAAAGTATCCAGTAATGATTACACCACATTCTTTTGACAACCACTCTAAAAGATTTGCAGTGTTTCTGAAACTGTTTGAACCATACCCTTTACCTTTTTCATAGTCATGAATTCTTTTTGAATATGGGTCAATAATTTCTCTTGAAATAGGTGTTCTCCAGTAGTAGTCATCATCACCTTGTTGTTCTTCAATAATCTTGTTCTCTTCTGCAGTTTTCCCTAACAAGTCTGCTCTATGTGAATACCCATCAGTAATCACTGTAAGAATTGACTTCTCAATGTTATACTGATTGTTGAACTTAGGTAAAAGATTTCTCATTGCAACTAGTGTTTGGTCAAGAGGTGTTCCACCAAGTCTATATCCTCTTGGATATACGTGAGAGTCGAACCAAGTGTAATATTGGTCAATAGGTTTTTCATCAACTTCTCCGAATAATCCATTCCATGTTTCTATAACTTTTTCTTGATTTCTGAAATTTCTTTGAAAAGTGAAATTAGTCCATAGTGTCCCTAGGTTTACTAACATTTCAGTCCACTCTCTATTAGACATTTCATCACTTGCAATTGTAAGTAAGTTTGCATCGTCTCTTCTCCAATTGTAATCATCGGTAGATGTGTCATATGAATCAGAGAACAGATACATTCTATGAGGTATGTTTGATTTTCTACAAAACATTGCAAGTATGATTGTTTGTTCTAACAAGTCTTGAGCTTCATTTGCAATAGAACCACTCCAGTCTAACATTACGTTGACACCGTGATTTTGTCCTTCAGGTAAATATATTGCTCTTTTGAAAACATCATCAACAATCTGATACTTCGCAAGTCTATTCATATCTAACTTACCAGTTTTACCAGTAGTTGCATACTTACTTCTTTGTGCAGTTTGTTTCATTTCAAATTCTTTGACCATATGAGAAACAATCTTTTTGTTTTTATCAACTAAGTGTTTACCAGCGATTATTCCTCTTGGTTTTCTTTTCTTGTCTTCTTCTTTATTCCAAAATTCTCTCCAGTCTTTTAGTACATCTTTGTATGAAACTTCGATATTGTTTATCTCTTCTTTTTTATCCTTGAAGATTTTTGGTAAATCGATTTGTGATTTTATGTGTGCAACATCTGAAATGTAGTCACCTTCGTTGTTATGTGCATTATGTTCAGTGATTGATTCTCTTGCACCGTCTTCATCATCATGAGTTCCATATCCACCTTCTTTACCACCAACATAACTACCAGTTGGTTTTGATTCGTCATTAGAATCTGACTCACCTTCTTGTGCATTTTCTTCTGAATCTTCAGTAGACTCTTCACCTTCCATGTTAAGGTCGGGTAATGAATCACCTTCTAACTCTTCGTCACTCTCTTCAGAATCCCAATCCATTTCTGATTCAGTTCCATCTTCGTCTTCATCTTCATCACCGTCAAAATCAATTGATTGAGGAACTAGACTTTCATCAGTCTCGTCTCTTGTCTCATTTTCTTTTGACCATTCGTAGATTTCATTTGCAACTCTCTCAACATCTTCCCAAGTTTTACATGCATAACACTTGTCTAAAAAGACTTGTTCTTCATCAGTAAGTTGTATTGAAACTCTTGAACCAACCTTAGTGATAAGATTGATTTTGTCAATCAATGAAAGTTCTTGTAAGTTTCTGTTTTTGATTCCAAAAAAGTCTCTTTCCATAAGTTCGTTGTATGCAGTATAGAAAGACTTTCTAAGTCCTGCAAATTTATCTTTGATTGCAGACTCAATCCTAACGTCCTCAACAACGTTAAGATATCCTTTAAGTGTTCTGTTTTTTTCTAATGCACTATGAACACCTTCATATGGTGTGTGTAATGCATGACCAACCTCATGACCCATGAATAAGTCATATAATTCATTTGATATATCATCCTTAAAAGTAGGACATGCAAGGATTCTATTCTTAATATCAAAATATGCAGTTGGTATATTTCTATGGACAACTGTAATATCTTCAGTTGCCATTAATTTTGCAAGTTGGTCTTTTTGGTTTTTAATTTTATTTGTCATGTTGTTAGTATATAAAAAAGTGAATAGGATTGTCAAGTTTTAGGCACATATTTTTTCCCATGAACCTGAACATCCTATTGCAGAGTTATCACAACCTTGTCCTTCGAACCACCATTCAACATTTAGTCCTTTAAAAGATTGTGCATAGATAATAGCATTAAAAGGTAGAATATCAATTCTAATACCTTGATGG